TCTTTCAGCAACTTCTGGTTTTACTTCAATAGGAACAGCCCCAGGAGGAATACGAACCAAAGATTGTCCACCAACTGGGTTAACTGGGACATTACCTACATTTGGAGTGGTCATGTTTGCTGCTGATTCAATTGCAATTGGCAATGAATTGGAAACATCGCTTTTTGCGCCAGAAAGTTCAGCTATAACAGCATCTCCTTCTTCTTTACTTGCAGGAAGAGGTGGAAGAACCATTGCTTCTTCTGCAGAACCATAGCTAGGGAAAGTGCCATCTCCTGGCATAGGCTCGTTCATCGGGAGGTTCAACCCATCGTCAATCAGATCTGGCGAGCCAAACCCTTGGCTTACCAATGAACCATCTAATCTGCGAGTTTCTGCAGTAGCAGGATCAAAATTTACGGTAACTTTATATGGTTTACCATTTATAGTTTCAACAATTTCTTTTTGTTGAAAATTTCGAGCTATTGGTGAAGGAGCATTCCTAGCGTTAAGTTGCGCCATTTGAATCGCATCAGCTTGTCTAGCATCAAAACGCCCAAAGACATTAGGAATCATACCCTTGCCTTCTTCAAGTAAAGCGGCTTTCTCAATAGGACTAAGACTAGGATCATTGTATAACTCTAAAAATGGACTAAGGGTTTCTTTTACACCATCAATATTATAGGAGTTTCCAAGTGTAATAGCCGCTTCAATAGCTTTGGCTGATGCTTTATTTAAGGCATCCACTTTTTTTTGCTCTTTCTTGGCTTCTCCAAAGTCCTTAATTACCCCACCAATACTAGCCCCGAGGTCGGCCATGCCCTGTGCTTGTATATCAGCAGCGCGAGTAAACCCGCTGTAATCCTGTTTAAATGACTCAGGGTTGATTCCCGAACCAAGCATCTGTCCTCTTCCGTAGGTTGCCATATTATTTAACTAACTTGTAATCCACTGCTTTAAAGCCGCCCACTTCACTGACTGCTTTCGGGGTTTTCTTTTCAACATCCTGCGCCATGACTCCCATTTGGGTTCTGTTGTCGCCTTTGTATTTATAGGTGTAAATCGGAAGCCCAGCATCTGTTTTCCCAACTTTCTTAATGTCAGTTTTAAGGCGTTTATCAGAAAAGAAAGCCCCTATTCCTCCAGCGGCTCCGATACCTTGAGCTAACCCGCCACCGAGTCCACCAAGCGCACCCATTAAACCTGAACTACTAGATGCTCGTGCTTGTGCATTAGCTTGTGCCGCAGCAAGCTGGTTGGAGCGTTGTGCTGCACCTAGGTTAAGCCCAACAGAAGTATCGAATAATTGTGGAGTTCCCGCACCAATCGAGCCAAGCCCTGTATTGATGAATTGTTGACCTTGTTGATACGATAATGGTGCGGAACTCAAAAGACTAAGCCCTGGACGGGTGTAAAACCCTTCTGCGGCATTGTAAGCATTCTGCCTTGCTTGTGTTGCTTCAGCACGTTTGCGAGCAAAAATATCTTCGCGTCCCATTACTTCAGAAGCAATTGCAGCATTACCCCCCAGTCTGCCAGCAGCAGAGGCAGCTTCACGCGCCGTTTGTTGATAACCACGTTGTTCTTCTGGGCTGATTCTTTGAGAGGCGGCATACGCCCTTTGAGCTTCTTCATCAAAGCCTTGCACCACGCCAGCCTGTTCCGGCGACAACGCTTGCATCAATCCACGGGTAAGACCTGCTTGTCCGGTCATCTGACCGAGTTCTGCCCCCCTTGCCTCACCAAGTCCCATACCAGCTTGTTGCGCGGCTTGGTTGCTAAGACCAAAGATTCCTTGTTGTCCACCCGCACCGCTAAGGAACGATTGAATGTCACCTAGATTAAGACCTTGAAACTGTGGGCGGAACTGTTGTTCTTGTGTCAGTATCTGAGGCAATGCGCCAGACATACCAGAAACGTATTGCTGAATGTCTTTCGCAATATCCATCTTTGGAGCTTTGATTGCCTTTGGTTTACTAAATATGCTTCCCATAATCTTATCGTAGTTTTGAAAAAAGTTTTTCTGTGTTCATTAGCCTAGTGCGGCTTGATCCTTTGAAGTCACGGCAGAATGAAACGTATTCGTAATCATCTTTGAGGAATGCAAGCCCATTTCGCATATCCCCAGACCACATGGTGACATAGAGCGTGTCGGAATGCTCAAAAGCAACTGGCGTTCCAGGATCTTCGCTGTGCGAGTGAAAGCACAAAGCAAAAACCTTTGGAGTCGAAAGCACAATTCCATAAGACAAGTGCCAACCGATAAGGCTTTGCAGGTCAATGTTGTTTGATTCATAAAGGGTAAGTGCTGTTGCTAGGTGCGGATTCATTCAGAATCATTCATACATAATGTTTACTGATCCTGCGTCAAAGGTATTAACTCCACCATCGGTAGTAAGTCGTATCCTATCTAGTGTTCCTGATAGTGTTTTAGATATTCCAGCGACATTACAGACAAGCCCTGTGCTATCTCCACCGACAAAAGTAGCTACCCAAGTGTTACCAGTTATGTTCACCAACGTAAGAATTCCATCACAAGTGCTACTTGCGGCTGGCGAATTTAGAATAATCCCAGAAGAAGCAGCTAACCTAGAAGGTGTAGCTTTGATTTCAACAAAACAACCTGAGTAACCAGATGTTTCAACACCACCAGAATCTCCAAGTTGAACAATAACTGAACTTGTTCCGTTTGTGCTTACTCCATTAAGCATTACAGTAATGCGTTTAACTGTGGACGGTATAGATGTAAAATCAACACTTGTTCCGCTGGTTGTAGCTACCGCTGTTCCCCTTGTAATTACTGCTGCTACTTTGGTATCAGTATAAGCCTTAATACTTTGTTGTGTAGCTAATGAAGTTGCACTGTCGCTTACCATGTTGTCCTCATCAAGGATAGAAACCTCGGAAACAACACCAAGTGAACCAGAGACATTTCCCAAAGCTTTCATGTCGGCTACATATTGCATTTTAGCATATGTAACACCAGTTGATGCACTAGAAGATGATGCGATTGCACTTGCGGTAACAGCATTAGATGCTATTTCGTTTGACGTAATTCCGCTTGTGGCGACCTTCATCTTACCAGAAACCAAAGCAAGTGTTCCACCAGAGAGGGCGTCACTAGTAAATAACGTCTGATCAATAATGTCATTCATCAACGTGCTAGTAATAACTTCGTTGGTGGCAAAAGTATGGGTTGTGTCTACGACTCCGGGCATATTAGAACTGGGAAATAATTTGTCTGTTTGTCACCGATCCAGTGACCTTAATAGAGGTTATCTTAGGAGAACCGATTGTTCGTGTCAAGGTTAGGCTTCCTACATAGCCTCTGATGCCACCGAGACGGAAGCGAATGTTGCCTGTCTCATCCTCAGGAGACGAGCCTGTGCCAAGGACTGTGCCTCCAAGAAAATTAGTTGTAGTTCCTATACTCTGGTTATTGTCTGGATCTTCCGCTGCAAATGAAATAGCATACTCACCAAGGCCACCATCGACGCATTGCATGGTAACTTGCCCATCGGTAAAGCGTTTGCGGTCAAGGTTACCCAACGCATACCCCCTAGTAGTCAAAGAGGAGTCAATCGAAAAGCTAGTTGCTACCCCACCAGATACCAAAGTATCATTGGAAGTTTCAACTGCCTCTAATTCATGCAATCCACCCAAGGATGTTACCGCATAAAGGTTGTTTCTTTCCGCTGCACTACCAATAATGATGTTTTTGATGGCAAAATCACTAGCTCCAAAGGTGTCAATCGACTCCCATGCCTTGTTTAAGAAGTTAAACACCAAAATCGTGTTGTTCCCAAGGGCATCGTTCGCGCCAACCACAGAATCCAACGCAACCGCAAGGTAATATCGGTTGTTAAACAGCACTCCAACAGCATCGGCTGATAAATTTTTGTTGATCCGATCAATATACGGTTGGATATTTTTAGAAATAGGCTCATCTGCGCCACGAAGGTTGTAATCATTTAAGAATTCAACAGCATAGACGCCCTCATCAGACAAAAAGAACATAGCGTTACCCTTCATCACGACACTTTTACGCGCCAAGCAGCCAACTTCGTCCGTCAACTGCGTAACTTTGGTGTCATTCAGGCTGCCTGCCGTCCCACTTATCAGATGCAAGCTATTACGATTCAGTACAACAAGCTTGTCATCATAGAATCCTTGCATCGCCACCAAATAATCCGCTGTTCCGCCAGTAATCCGAAACTGATTGGCAATCTGGTCAAATGTATGGCTGTCTAAAATATCCGATATGGATATTTCATCGGTAATGTTTCTGTCCGTATAGGTCGGAGTATTAAACGTTCCTGCTGGAGTGTAATAAAATGGAACCCACAATCTACGCTGAAAGTAAACTCCCCAAGGTGGGGCTGGTTGATGGATAAACCCACCACCTACGCTAAAGCGTCCACCGAACTCAATCTGTTGAGAGCCAGAAATACTTGCTAAATTAGCCACAGGAGCAATAAACGAGATATTTGTAGTCGTCGCGCTCAAAACTTCAAATGACTGTCCAGAAATAGAACTAAATGTTGGAATGTTTGTTTCATACACAACAATCGTATCACCTTTAACAATAGTTGTATTGCCGCTAACTGTAAGGCTAACGACTCCGCTTGTTACTGTTCCTGTGGTAGAAATAAACACCTGTGGTTGCGTGTAAACACCCCCAGGGACAAGCGTAAAGTCTGCTTTCATTACTGCATCCGTAACTCCAAATGTCACTGTTTGGGAAGTTGTAAACGTATAAGTAAAAACATCCTTATCCGTAATTGATACAACAGCAAATGTCCCGTTGGCTGGGACTCCTCCAGTCAGCCCACTAACGACAATAGAATCCGCCACAGTCAACCCGTGATCTCGAACCCGCATGGTCACAGTGAACGCACTAGAACTAGCACTTTCAATCTGCCTACCATTAGGAAACCACTCAAATGCTTGTTGCCCCTCACGGAATAGATACACACGATCAAACGCCTGTATCATATCGGTGTCTCCAGCTAAGGACTGACCAGTTGGATACTCAATATCCTGCGTAGTGTAACCATCAAGATCAACCAAGATGGCCTTGGAATCCAATGCTAGCACTACGCTCTCAGCATTGCTGGAATTAGGGTCACTAAACAAACAAGACGCCCTGACATTCACGTTGGCAGCATCATTGATCGGGGTTGTAGTCAACGTCCCCGTCTGGTCGCTAATCGAAGTCAACCCAACCACAGGATACGTCAATGTATCAACCCCAGTTACAGTCAAAACAAAATCTCCATCCATCACCGCGTCACCCACCAACCCAGTAATCCTACCCAATGCCGTGCCAGTCAACCCATGTCCTGTAATAGTAATCGTAACAACACCAGCCGCAACACTAGCAGCAGTAATGTTCTTTGCTACATCAATCAAAAAGAACGGCAACTGCAACGGACTACCACCACTCACCAACGATCCAGTCCTAGCCACAACACCACGCCGAGGCTTCCAATACCCTTCCATACGCCCATTCAAGGACTCTCTCACCTCACCAGCCTCAAGCTGATTCAGCTGTAACCTCTGATTAACACCCGCAAACCCACCATCCCCATCCGAGGCTTGGGCGTCATCCATCGCACTGCGACTCTGGGCATATTGACTCATTAGACGCTATACGCAATAACAACTCCACTGGTTACAGTAATCGCCTCAAATCGCCCACCCAGCCCCACTCCCGCAGGAATAGTAATCGACTGCAACGCACTAGCATTCGCAATGTTCGATGACGTCAACGTAGTCAAAATAGTATCAGTCACAACCTGGATCCAACGGAAATTACCCGTAACCGCTCCACTAGCCGAGGTAATAACCTGACCACCACCTTGACCCTGCAAATCATAACTCACTGGACTGCTCATGCACAACTTCTAGCATACTCAACAACCTTGTCAAGCAGTTTCCCCCTTTACGCATTTTTTCGGAGGAAGGGTTATCGCTCAGATAAATATTCACACCTCGCCAGCCGACCCCCTCCCCCCCTAACGCGACAAACTTGCAATAGCGAATCACTTGCATATAGAGCGATCGTTTGAATAGTGTTCGAGTGAGTAGTGCATGGATGAACATCACAGCCAATTAAAACGTCCGCTTGAGTGCATCGCTTGAATGAAACGTACGCTTGAGTAGTGTTCGCATGAATACTGGGCAAGTGAACATTGGCTAGTTCAATCACTCGTTTGAATTGTTCCACGGGAATTGTTCCACGGCACTGCAAAACAAATATCAAAGTAAAGTGATTTTATGCTTGACATTGTTAGATGATCATCGTTATACTATTCTTCGAAAGGGAAGAATCCTTGAAAGGAACGCACAAGCAAAGCAAAGCAAGGTTGCCGCTTGTTGGTGGTTATTTACGAGATTGATGAATAGGTTGCTAGGGTATATATCACTATCCTTATATCCCTAACCTTATCCTTATATCCTTATATCCTTATATCCTTATCCTTATATCTCTATCCTTAGCCATTGCTCTGGGGCTTCGCTCTTATATGTACCACTTGGCTTTGCTTTGCGGGTTGATTGATTGCCGGATTTGAAAAGATTGTTGAAATATTTTCCACTTATTTGTCTAACATATAATCACTGGAATTGCTTGTAGTTGCTAGGGTTTGCGGCTTGGCAAGCAAAAAGTGAAAAATTATTTTCATAATTTGATAAAAAAGATGTGGACAAACTACAATCACTCAGTAAGTTGCTCGTGTTGCCAATGACGGCAACGCCAAACCAGGCTAAACATTATGACAGCACCACACACATACGTAACACGCGCCGAAGCGCAAAAAGTAATTGCAGGCCTCAACTCTGGCACATACTACCTAGCACATGGGGAGTATGAGCGTCCAGATTATACCGCCCGCAAACTACGCAACGGGGACAGGTATTATATATACGCGCGTCGGTATTTTTACGCGGGCACTTTACACGCCAAGCAATCAGGACCTCTTACCGTCTATGATTTGGACTCGCTCTAAACCAACCCAAACAAAACAAATGAAAACTGAAATTAAACTTACCTCGTCTGAACTCACGGAATGCCTTTTAGTCTTAGGCTTTTCTCCCGAATCCTTACTTGCTAGCAAGGAAACGCGCAACCTTGCGCGTAAAGCCATAAACAAGCATTGCGGCACCAAGTGGGCCAACGGTCGCCTTATTGCCCCGAACGGTTGCGACTACGCCCTGTGGACTCTTTACACAGCCAATAAGGGACAGAGCTTTGACGTCAAAATATCCCAATAAACCAACACAAACAAAACAAAATGACAACCGCACAAGCCTATTATGAGGGATTAGCCCAAGACCAAGTCAAAAATTGCATGAGCAATCAGAAATTAAGAAACATGATGGATGAAAACCACTCGATGAAAAAAAGATGGGATGAAGTCCAAACTGAAAAAGACATTGAGGATTTGACTTATTTTTACATGACGAAAAGGCGGCAATGGGAAGGTTGCGTTGGAGCAACCAACGCGCAAGATGCGCTGGACTTTATCCATGCAAACCGAGATATGAAAATCCACAAGCTAGGGGAGATTTATTCTAAGTGAAGGTATTCATGCCAAACAAAACTATGATAACTAATTTGTATTTTTGCCAAAAAGGAAAATTCGCTGGGTATTGGAGAAGAATTCCTTTTAACTATGACTACTTGAAACTAGCAAAAAGGGGATATTGCACAATTCAGACCATCGACTAAAAAACAAAACAAACAAACAAACAAACAAATGAAAACTGAAATCAAACTTACTGAAGAGAACTTCATCCGCATTGAATGTGACATGTACGGAAACCCTCGCTATTATCTGCCCATTTACCTTGTAGAGGAGTCAATCGCACGCAAACTTGGCGCGGTCAAATATCGCGGGAAAAAATACGGCGCGGGATGGGTATTTCAAACTTACAGCCTGCGCAATGTTTGCGATAAACTAAACGCATCAGTCTAAAAAAACCAAGCCAAACAAACAAAATGACAACGCACACTTTACACGACACAAGCAAAAAGGGCGGTTTTATCCGCTTCATTCATTCAGACGGTTCAACCCATGAGTTTTATTCGTGGCTGAATCTCTTGAATGGTGAAAGATTGAGCTCGTTTGACGGTAATCCGCCAACGGTCAACGATTCAATCTCATGGGTCAAATCCGTTTTCCGTGATATACGGAAAAAATGCCAAGTGATTGAGCAAGCGGGAAAATTAAAGTAAATTCTCTACAATTCTAACAAACAAAACGAAAGACACAAACAAAATGAAAACGCATTATTGCATTTACCAATCAGGAAAAACCAACATCGAAGCCGCTTGCTTTGCCAGTGAGGGGGAAACGCTTAAAAGCCCTTACAGCGGGGAGCTTTTTGACGATTTGATTGCCGATCTTAACGCCAAGCGGGAAACTGGAAGCCCTGCTTTTCAAATTATGCCATTGGATGAAGCCATGCCGCTGATGGCAACCGCTCAAGAAGCCAAGTATTGCAGCGACTGGCAAGAAATCACTGAAGAGGATTGGTATGAAAACCTCGAGGTGTTACCGCCTGAAAAATGGGAAACTGTGCGTGGCGTGAATATCTTTAGAATGTGCGAGTATTTGACTGGAAACATCACGGCACACTTTGCAAAGCTAAACGGCAAGTTTTTCACCCGTAACTGCTCAACCCGTGAAACTTACGAGGAACTCGCGGAGCAAGTCGCGGCAAAGTGGTTTGCATAAACCAACCCTTGCCATTATCCACAAACTAAAAACAAAACATGAAAACAAAACACACCGCACACATCACCCGTGAAATCGAAATCGAGGTCGAATATCGCTATTACCCGCACCGGAACGCTACGCACACCGACCCGCCAGAATTCGCATCTGTGGACATTCTGACCGCCACACTCGACACAGGCGAGGAGATTGCGCTTACCACCGCCGAGATTGACGCGCTCACTCAGGACATTTTAAACAGCCCGCCAGAGCGTGCCCATGACTATTAACTCACACCTATAAAAACAATGCACACAACACACACAACCGCTAGGGGAGATGTTTTTCTCCCATCTACCATACACAAGGCATCACGTCAAAGCCGAAACCGCAGACGGACAGAACCACCCGCACCGCTTGGAGTATGGCTTTTAATCGCTATCAGCTCCGCCATTGCATCAATAACAACCTACCTATTAACAAAATGAGTCTATACGAACACGCCCACGAACTGAATCCGCCGCGCCTAGAATACGACCCTGTAATGGACGCTCCAGAACCACCCGCAATGCGCCGTAAACCACCCTTTAAGACGTGGCGCACCCAACATGGTCAAATCCATACCCTACACGGCGAAACTCGCCTGTATACTGGTTGCTACACTGTAAATGGTAGAATGGACAAATACGCAGCCATAGGAATCAAATTTGCAAGGAATGAATTGACCGTGCAATGCGACCGCAAATCTGCCGCTAAAATGCTTCGCACACTTAGAAAGGATGGAGTATGTTAATCGACAACGCACCCGCACTTATCCGCGCCACAGCCGAGGTTATGGGAGTGACCCCAGAGGATGTCACAGGCAAACGCAAGACCCTAGCTGAATCACTTGCCCGTCAAATCGTGATGACTTTATGGGCGGAGTCTCACAGCCTCCAAGCCTCATGTCATATCGTAAACCGCCATCATCACACGGCAGCATTTTACGCTAGGCAGAAGATTCATGAGCGCATCGGCTATTGCGATTCCACCAGGGAACGTCTCGCAAAAGTTTTGCAAAAATACTCAGAAAATATCCTTGCAGAGTCCAACCTTAACCAATAAAACCCTCTCTGATGAGTCCAATCCTCATCACTATCACCAAACCAATAAAAACAAATGAAACTAGAACATAGCACACCAGAACTATTCACCGCCCTTGCTAAAATGCAGGGAGAGGTCGAAAACGCAACCAAGGGGAGCTTGAATCCCCATTTCAAGAGCAAATACGCAGATTTGGCGGAGGTATTGAATACCGTTCGCCCAGTCCTCGCTTCAAACGGTCTATCCGTTATTCAGTCCCCGTCCTTCGATGGAGGAGTCTGCCATGTAACCACTACAATCGCCCATGCCGGCGGGGGATACATCAGTGGAACAATGTCATGCGTCCCAGCCAAGATGGACGGGCAAGGCATCGGAGCCGCCACAACCTACTTGCGTCGTTACAGTCTCGCAGCCGTCTGCGGAGTCGCTCAGGAGGATGACGATGGCAACACCGCAGCGCATACCAAACCCGTCAGCTACCCGCTCATTTCGAGCTTGGAGGCAACCCGCATCAAAGACAGCATCGAGTCGCTCAATATCGACGAAGCAGCATTCTTACGCCACTACGGAGTCAAATCAGTCGGGCAACTGACCACCGACAAAATCCCGGCCATCGACAAGGCATTTATCGCTAAAAACAAATCCAACGCCACCGCAGCATGAAAAGAACGACACGCACATCATTCCAAACCCCGACCCGCAGCATAGGACGTGACGTAGCCCTCACGGTTGCACTCATGCTCGAACTTGGGAAACCTAAACTCACCACACTTCAGAAAATCAAACGCCTGTTTAAATGATAACTAACGCACAAATCGAATACAACCTAGGCAAAGCTTACTACCTACGCACCGCCTCACCCCAGAAACTTGACGCACCCGTCTCTAAGTCTCTGTTGTGGGATTTCAACGAGTCGCCTTACAAGTGGAGGCATTCCACCGGCAAGGAAGTGACCCGTTCAATGGATCTTGGGACGCTGATTCACTCAGCAATCTTGGAGCCGAACATTCCGCTGACTGACATTGCTGCAGTCTCACCATTCGCTGACTTCCGCACCAAAGCCGCCCAGGAATGGAAAGCCGACCAACGGGAGATGGGTAAAATGATCGCCACCGACGAGGATATACGCGCAGCTTCTGGTTGTGAGTTGGTCTTTTCCGAGGATTACGCCCAACGATTCGCTGGCGGCTATAAAACCGAGGTTGCTGTTTTCGGCATGATCGGAGCAACGCAGATTAAAGGTATGATTGACCTTGTGCCTGACAATCTAGATGTGCTTGTGGATCTCAAAACCACGGCGAAAATCGGGAGCTTGTTTGACATCACGAGAACGATTATTTCCCGTGGTTACCATTGGCAAGCCGCCCTCTACTTGGATCTCTGGAACGCAGCCACTGGAGAGAAGCGCACCCGATTTGTGATATGCTTCATCGAAGTAACAGAACCGCACGAATCGGCATGGGTAGAGGTATCACCAGAACTCATCGAACTGGGACGTGCTAGCTATATGAACGCGCTGGCAAAATGGCAATCATGTGTTGCAATCGACGCATGGCCGCGCCAACATGAGTTAATCACAATCATCGTGAAACCAGCATACCTATAAACAATTTCTACCTGCAAACCATTCTCGCAGGAGGTGGCAAGCCAGAAACGGGGGAGCGCATCGTACACGCTCACTAACTAAATAAAATATGAGTGATAAAATAGAATTAAAAGGAACAGTTGAAACAATTCTTGAAATCCAAGAGTTTGCTTCAGGATTCAAAAAACAAACTTTAGTCATTGACACAGGTGGAAAATTCCCCCAGAAGGTCGCCATTGACTTTGCAAAGGAAAAGATCGAACTGATCGCAAACCTTGTAAAAGAACAAGAGGTTACAGTCGGAGTCAATATCCGTGGTAATGAATACAATGGGAAATACTATGTATCGCTTGCTGGTTGGAAGGTTGATGCTGGAGCAGTGCCCGAGGATCAAGATGACGATATTCCCTACTGATGTAACAACCGAGCCGCGACGGTAAAAATCCCCACGCCCAAGGAATCGCAGCAGGGCAAATTTTCAACTAATAAACACAATGAGACTAGCACTAACATTAACCACATTAGCCGCATTTGTAATTGGTGCGGTGTTGACCAGAAAGAACGCCTAGCCCATGCGCGGGCGAACCTGAAACGATCATGAAAAAGAAATTGAAAAGTGATAGCCCGTCGAATGCGGCGGCTTGTTCTCTTCCACCTTACGACGAGTGGCGGAAACTCCCACCCGATGAAGCGGCAAGAATCCTCGCAAAAGCGCGTGGGATTAATGCCGAGCAGGAAGGGTTTATTGCCGCAATCCTAGAGCATTTCCGTGAAGAGAACGCCCCTGTGGAGTCACGCCAAAAATAGATCATGAATACACCAACCAACCCCGAGGCGTTGCATCTCACAAATTGTTCTGCATTGATTCTCGCTCGCGATGTCTTGCGAGAAGTCGAATGGAAAGGTAACGAGAAAGAATCTCGGTGCATCGTATGCTATGGTCATTGCTCGAAAGGACATAAACCAGAGTGTTCTTTAGCAAGGGCGGCTTGGAACCTCGGTGAAATAATTCAGCAGAACGAACAAGCTGAGACACCACTATGAGCGCCGAAAGACCTTCACCAACACGCAAGACGCAGCCGCGAATAGTGGTTGCTCTCCAGCGCCTTGTTCGGCGTTGGAGGGATGCCCGCTACAAGCTCCGCTGTGAGTGGCGGCTATACTGGAACCTCTGCCCAAACTGCAACTCTGATGCGCCCCGATGTGACAGGTGCGGAACCTGCCACGGCTCCCGCGAGTTTCCGTTGAGTCCCGAAACCAAAGAACGCTACCGACACAGCTTCCATAACGACTACGACCGCGCATGACGCCGAACAGCCAAGATCACGGGTGATAATCCCGTGTATCGACCTGTTCTAAAATTAACCAACCAACACGAACGAACTATGAACACAGACACACCACACCTAAGACACCGATGGAATGACGGCTGCTTATTCATCCACCACGGGAAGAACATCCAATGGCGTTTACAATGGTGTAAATGCGGCAAAGAGCGAGTTAAACCCAAATCAAAACAACCAACCAACCAACCAACCAACCCGAACAAACTATGAAAACAGACCAACAAAGAATCACCATCGCGGAAGCGTGTGGCTGGAAGTGGGAAAGGCTTTGGACAGGAGAATTACATGGAAAACCTGTCGGAGAACAGGGACCGTTTCGCGAAGTTCCCGACTACCTCAACGACCTCAACGCGATGCACGAAGCGGAGAAGGTATTAACGGAAGAACAACTTTACAACTACGGAAATAAACTCGATAGGATTACCTTACCTAAAACAAGTATGGAAATGTGTTACATCGAGAGTCCCGAAGCTGGAATGTATCCTGATCTGTTTCGCGCAACCGCCGCCCAACGCGCAGAAGCATTCCTCCGCACGATTGGTAAATGGACAACCAACCAGAACGAACTATGAAAACAGACACACCGAGAACAGATGAACAACATGCACAGTTCCAGATGGGCGGATTCACGTTAGACTTTGCCCGTCAATTAGAACGCGAACTCACCGCCGTCACCGAGCAGCGCGACAGGCTGGCGGAGGCGATGACCCGCATTAAAAACATTTACGAAAACCCAGGAAAGTGGTGTATACCAAGTTCTTCGGATATGTATGACGAAGCTATCGAATCCCTCGAATCCCTAACTACAAAAACCTCAACTGACTGACCACACTTTACCTCAGAACGCCTCTGATTACTCATGGAGTAATCACGAACCTTCCCTCGCTGGCCGGTCGCGCAACATCGAACACGAATTAACGTGTGACCCCATAGGACGCTATGGGATAGGGGACTCTCTTTCGAGAGAAAAATAATTTAGATATTAAAGTTAAAAAAGAAAAGGCACAAAAATGAATTTTATTGAATGGGTCGCTAGTTGCCACCCTAAAAACCAGACTCCAGCAAACATCAGTTACCCTCAACTCTGGTATTGTTGGCCGCGCTGGACAAAACGTATCAAGTGGGTGCATCGCTTCAAAACGTGGCTGTGCGAAAAAACCATTGGCCATGAATGGAGCCGGACAGAAACTGGTTATTCCAGTTGCGGGGTAGATCGCTGGTGCCGATGGTGTGACAAGATGGTGACAATGCCACGGTGCGAATCTCCATTGAGCGGCGAGATGAAAGACTTGGCAGCGAGTATTAAGAAACTCCCAACAACCAACCGAAAGAACCGACTTTATGACTACTGAAAACACTGACATAGCAAAAGAACTGAGAGAGAGATCACTACGGGCAGAGCAGGAAGGTGAACCGTGTCCCGACTGCGGAGGGGAGACATTCCGCGACGAGGGGCGGGTTACTTGGTGCCGTGATTGCGGGTGGAATAAATCGCCATCCGCCTTCGTGGGGGGCTTGGAAGGACAATGGACTTTTGAGAAGTGTCCCAAGTGCTATGCCCGAATGCTAAAAAACGATGCGGGCGATAGATGGTGTTCTTACGTCAACTGCTCGCATTCCATTCTGCCGAACGCTGGGGGTATGGCGCGGGAACTAGCCGCGCAGGACTCCGAATCACCAACCAAGCAGAACGGCTAGTTCCCGTTGCCATCACTCCCTTGTTCTCATTCTTATGGACCTCATCGACCACTACACACGCTCAGGACTCATCTCCGACCCAACGCGCCACTTCCGCCCGTGCTACGGCTGCGGCGAGCGATTCCACCCCGACGATATGCACACCATCGACATCGAGAAATATGGCGAGCACGACACGGCGGAAATCTGCGACGGGTGCAAAGAGAGTCACGCCGATACGCCACGGATCGCGGACATCGACTTAGACGCTATGAGTTTTGATGAGAACGTCGAGGCATCCCACGGTAACCGGGAGCGCCAGTCCGATGCTCAACCAACTCACAAATCACCCTAAAACTTAACTTCAAGGCGGGTTCCCGTTGGGATCGCCGTCTTGTTAGCCTTCTTTGATCTATGAAACCAGAAATGCTAGAACTACTTAAAGACCTCGCCGACGTGCTCGAAAAACACGCTGGCGGACTCATTTACACCACGTCTGACGACGGAATCCACGTCACCCAAGGCGAAGACTGGAAATCCCGCGTCTGCATTAAATGGCCGTCAAACGGGAATGTCTCGGAGATACGCCGAATTATTCAGGCTAACAGCCAAGCACAGCCGCCAAAGGTCGGCTGATGCTACCTGTTCTAAAATTTAACAACCAACCAAAACAATCACCCAAAACAAACAAACAAATGAATACACAACCAAGCACAACGAAAAAGATAGAAGCATGGCTAAGCCGTGGCTACAAACTCACTCCACTACAAGCCCTTGAGAAATGGGGCTGTATGCGGCTAGGTGCAAGAATCTACGAACTCCGAAAGGGAGGGATGGATATTCGCACCATGCCGATCACTCGCAACGGAAAAACCTTCGCCCAATACCAAGCAGTATGAGAGCCAGCGACAACGGATTTAAAATAGTTGCTGGAAGGCCAAGGAAGAAACCTTGGGAGCAGAAAGCCTCAGTAGCTCTCCGACTGGAACAGGAAACCTACCAACGCATTCGCCGGTTAGCCGATAAAAGGAAATGCAGCGTGAGCCAGGCAGCGGAATTGCTAATCAGAACGCAAGAGTCTGAACGCATCGAACCGACCCTGCCAGTTGACTATTCCCACATCCTCAACAAAGCAGGAAGCTACACCGTATCACAACTCCTCAATCTACCACGATGAACATACTACGAGGATTTCCTAAACGATACGATGATGCCCCTCCTGCTCATGGCGATGGGTGGTTACTTAATTACTCCCAAGCCCTCGCTACAACCGATTCTGGAGGCATTACAATCCTCTATGGAGGCTATGGCACAGGCAAGACCCGCATGGCATGGGAGGTAGCGAGAGCGCACAAGCCCAAGCGACCTAGCATGAACTGCGGGGGAATAGGCTGGGTGGCAAATATAAAGAAACGCCCGATGATCTACACCACGGCGGTCAACCTCTTCTCCACAATCAAATCCACTTATACGGCTGGATCTGAGAAGTCGGAGAAGGAAGTGGTAGCAGATTACTGTGAAGCCGCCTTACTTGTGATTGATGAAGTCCAAGAGCGTGGGGAAACCCAATACGAGGACAGGCAGCTAACTGCGATCATTGATGCACGATACGCTGCTGATATGCCAACAATTCTGATTTCAAACTATACATGGGAGAAACTAGCATCTACGCTTTCCCCAGCGGTGATTGACAGGATCGAGGAGAACGGGGCGAAACTCGCCTTTACTTGGGATTCATTCAGGAGAAAACAATGAACGCTGACATATTACTACGAGAGATGGAGTTTGCCGTCTACGAGATGACAAAGGCTGAAACCTGCGAGAGACGAGCGCACGAATTACGCATGGACGCTACGAAAAGGATTGCATCCGTCCACGCAGAGATGCAGATTGCTGTCAATGAATTTAAAGACCGCATAAATGCTCAGAAACCTTAACTAAACAATCTTTAATACAATATGAAACAACCATCAATACCAATAACATATTCCATGCAGGAAGCTAAGAAACTTGGCTACCAGTCAATCACTACAACGTATTTACTTAGTAACCCACTTGAACGAAAATATCTAGTTAAGGTGTTAATAGATATGGTTGGTATTGACCATTGTTTGATCGAGACAAGGGGAGGATTGGAAGTCGCAAGACCCAAGGATCAACTATTATGAACCTGTTCCCAGAACT